TCGATTTATGAGGGATGAGAATAATTATGATTAAGATAATTTGAGTTAATAATTAGGTCGTTTCCTGACATTTCGTTCCAGAGCGACGTCAAAGACTCATCCACACTTCGAAAAATGCATGATGGAATTCAACATACAAATTAAAAAACAAAGAATCAAAATTCAGAATTACCAAGCATTATGCGCTTGTAAAATTTTTGTATTTTTGTATTTTATATTTTTTTTTTTGGGTTTTTTGTTTTTTGTTATCTTATAATATGCATATAATAAAAATTCTTCAAAAACTATGATTGATATTTTAATCGTGAATAAAAAAATAGAGTGATATTGAATATTTTATAAAATTAAAAACTAAATAAAATAATACCAATACCAGACTCACCTAAAAGTTCATATCAATAATAGTATGCGTATGATAAAATAATGCGACCTTATACTCCATTCGGTCACTCCGGAGTTTGAACATATTCTAATAATAATCATCCTTATCTTCTTGGGGTGTTATAGCATTAGCTATCTGTTCTGCATCAGCAATGTTCTTCTTCATGATTTCTCCCATGATGTGATATTCATAGGTCCACGGTAATCCGATACGAATTAAAGCGCCGTTTGCTTTTGCGCGTACTTGTTTGTACCATTCCTCACCTCTCCAATAAGCAAATCGAAAAGCATTTTCGATATTTGTCTTGAATTGCTGATTGAGGTTAAGTGCTGTATCATTTCTAACCCAATTAAAAAGTTGATATACAATTGCCTCGTTCGGTATGGGGATGTACTCTTCCCCTTGTCGCTTAAACATCTGTTTTAGGAATTGACATTCCAAGATGTTTTTCGGTCTCATTTGTGAGATTTTGTCTGCTGAGGTAATCTCAAAACCTAACTCATTATAGCCTTCTATCAATGTATCTACGTTGATAAATCTCCGGGCTAATGGAGATATGCCTATGACAATATCATCTGCAGCGAGAATCTGGCGGACATGATCACCTATAAAATTCGGTGTCGCCCATTCTTTCTTCTCCCTGGATAATATACGATAGCAAATTAATGCCAATATCATCGCATGAATTTCTGAGTTTTCCATGAATGTTCCTGGATGGCCTGATAGTAAGCCACTTCTTTTTCTGTACATTACGTCTTCAAAGATGACTTCGGTGTCCATAAAGTCAACTGCTAGTCCGTATGCAATTTGGTCAACTTTTGGTCTGATCTCTCCTCTGGAAGCATAAGCTTTATCCATCACTCTGAGTTTTGCTTTGACATTCAAATTAAGAAGCATCAAGCAAATTTTTTGCTCCCACTCCTTGACATCAAAGTCTAGAACATAATCAGTAAATTTGATTTGTTCAACAACCTGAGTCCAATGCCTTTCTGGATCTACTCCGAGTGCAAACATGCATGTTCCTCCTCTATCCCACGTATTTTTAACGTGGGTATACATGTCTTTGTACAACTTGTTATAAACAATTTGATGGATAAAATTGCCTGTTGCAACTGTTCTTGTTTTTGGTTCAAGAATTTTCTTCTCTGGAACAAGTTCTTTCTTCCTGAACTCAAGCTTGTGATTGAACGGAACTCTTCCTTGTAGATAAAGCTCCTCATAATGTTCGACGTCATCAAAAACTCTTGGTTGTATGCTATAAGTTTTATTCATCTCATCGAATTTTATGAAGGGGCTCTTTCCAACAACTCCTTTTTCATTCTTGTAGGGTAATCCTGCGCATGTCCTTGTGTTAATAGTCGTTGATCCTTTGATTCTCTTTCCAACAATTGCTGATCTTGTATCGTAAAATCTTGAGGTAGTGATTCCCGGTATCCGCATAAAAACCATTTCAAGGTATGAAACCATGAAATCTTTTTCTTTCGCCTTGATAAATGGATCTTTTAATCCATTGGACTTGTTCAATGCAATTTTCAGAAAATGACGAGACTCTGGTGGAATTCTTGAATCCCGCGAATCTTGAAGTGATGGTTCTGATTCAACTGGGAAGACTCCAAAAATAGGACTTTTTGCAAATCCACTTGATTTACTTATTCCTTGATTTGGAATTGGTGTCTCGCACACATTTTCTGGGTAGTCAAAAACCGGGTAAAATTCATGACATGTTGGAATTGGACGCCCATCTTTTGGGATTGTTGTGATACGTGCTTCTTGTGGAAATTGTCTCAAAACTTCCTCTATTTGTTCTTGTGTGACAACTCCAACATATCCGACTTCCTGGTTAAGATGTTTCGCAATCACAATTCCTATTATTTTTCTTGGAACCTTGTTATTGTCATGAACAACTGCGGATCCACTGTTCCCATCTGCGATCTTCGTTCCGATGGTCATCACTCTGTCATGCTCAACTTTTGGTCTGAAGAGATTGTAATTAACTGGATACGATGGAGCAAAGCCAGTTGATCTAAAAGATCTTTTTGCATCTTCGTAGTTCAAATGATGTGATGGTAATTTCTCATTTGACAATGTGTATGCTGCTGCTCCACAATATGCAAAATTATCCATGTTTCTGCCGCAATCTTCTTCCGTGACAAAATGTTTCAACAAGGTTCGCATTGGTCTAAAGCCTTGAATATGAATAAGTGCAAGGTCACATCCATCAATGTACTTGATATCTTTGGATGTAACTTCGAACTTCTTCACTGAATGTTCAAGGTT